CTCATTGACGGCATAATTTGCAGGGAAAGAACAGAATTTTCCAATTCTTCTATGTCTTCATCCTTAAACTTGTAGTTGTAGTTATCCTTAAGATGTTCTTTAAAGAAACGAAAGTACCTATCTACAGTCTCTTGCCATGTCTCTCTCCTCTTCTGGTCATAGTTCCACCTAGAGTAACGTGAGAGGTGGATAAATTGCTGGTATTGTGTTGGAAGTGTTATCATTTATTATTCTCTGTTAGTACAATCTTTGAGTTTTTAGTAACCTTGCCGTCTGTTGTTTCCATGAATAACTTACCAGACTGCTCAAGGGAAGACAGGACATAGTCATACTCGTTATGACCTCCTCCTAATAGTTTTGATGCAATTATCATCTGTCTTGTAACTGAGCCTCCTCTGTTTGCCAGATACTCGATGACCTTCCTCTGCTTGTTCTGATGTGTAGTCTCTCCAAGTTCTCTATCAAATAGATAACGTGTACACTTTTCAGCATACAAAGACAACGAAATCCCACCCATAATTGCTGATTCGCTTATGGTTTGAGTGTCGCTATCTAGTAGGTATTGGAAGAGTATCGCAGACTTTAACACACTAGGAGACCACCTCTTAAGGAATGGGTCTAGTATGGATTTAGTACCATCATTAGATTCTTGAAATCGTGAAAACATATCATTGTGATAGTCCTCAAAGACCTTTTGACCTTCTGGCGATATACTATATTCCATGGGAACGGAGATATTGTCGAGTTGATTATATATCTCAGATAACAATCTGTAAGAATGTAATTCCTGTATCTTCGTCTTCTTGTGAGGAAGTGCATATGGTATGTTATCTGTTACTGGAGGTTTAAAAAGCATAAACCGTGCCAAGAAGCCTGAACCTGCATCATCCTTACCTAAAAGACCTTGAAGAAACTCAATTGTTGATACTCCTGAGATACCTACAAATGGATACTGGAGTATCTTACTGCCTCTGGTTCTGGTTGCATCCTCAAAGTATGATGGTACGTCATACAGTTCTGTGAGGTGTTGACGGAATCCCCTATTATGGTTTGAGTCTAACATTGCCAGCCATGCTCCAAACTCTGACAGGAGCCATACTCCACCACCTGTCTCATCCATCCTGTCAATACATGCCTCCCATGATGCCTTGTTAGGAAGTACAGTTCTCATTGACCTGTACCTACTCAATTCATTCTCTGATTCTATTATCTCAATGTCATCTTCTTTAGCACCATTCTCCTTTAGGGAGGACATCCTGCTTTCTATGTCCTTGATTTCATATATGATCTTCTCCTCACGATCCTTTAGTCTAGCTGAACCTGCGTTAAGTGCTGTAGTCTTAAATGAACCACTCTCTGAAATTGACAGAAACCACAGGTTACCATATAAGGATATGAAGTAGTTTGGTGGTTTGATTAACAGTTTTATACCTGCGTGTGCCCCAAGACATGACAATGCTGTACCATAGATGATGGCTGAACTTGCTTCAGTTAGTTCACAGGCTTCACGTACATGGTCACGTAGTATGGGTGGCATGTGTGTGTCATCAAACTCTTCTGGCTCCTTCTGATTCAGTAAGGAAGAACATATTTCCTTCATCTGTTCTGGCTTTGGGACTACAACGTGAGTCCTCTGATGGTGCCTCAGTTCAACTGAACGCTGAGTAAATAATTCACTAACCTTTACACCTAGTCTTTCGCAGATAGTATGTATATCACAGCCGGAATGACAGCGTATAAGAATCTTATCTGTCTCAAGAGTAACACTCAGGGAGGCTTTGCGATCTTCATGCGAAGGGCAAATCGCATTGGCAGTAGTACCTGACCACGAAACCTCCTTGAGTTGGGAAATTATCTTTTCATGTACTTCTTTTATATCTGTTACAGTTACAGACCTCTCTGACTCGGTGAGAAACTCATCAACATTTAGGTTGTCAAAGTCCCATGACTTGTTGAGGTCTAAGGTTGCTGACTCAACCTCAAATGGAGTCTTGGATTCTTCGATCCACTTCAGTAGTCCATCCTTTAATTGATCCTTGGAAACACCATCAAACTGTTCCAGATAGTCTGATACATCACCGCCCTTATCTAGGTTAGGAAGATTAACTATCCAGACCTTAGATACAAACTCTCTGATGTGTTCGCCAGTCTCCTGTGCAAACTTCTTACCTGACTCATCGTTATCTGGAATAATGAAGGCTTGATCAAACCCGCTGAAATATTTTTCTGGAAAGTCTGACTGCTTCTTTAGGAGGGGAGACCATGCATTACTACCACCTGCTATGGTTGTAGCTATGAGACCTATGTCATGAAGATTATCAACGTCCTTTTCTCCTTCTACAAATATGATTGCACGTTGATCCTTTATGTCAGGCCAGCGGTATGGTACTTGTTTTATACCGTCCCAATTCCATACCTCTTTACCTGTTATGTCTGTCCTTAGTCTTCTAAATTCTTTGTTGGGAAACTTTACTACTGTGTATAACTGCCTCCCATTACCATCATTGTACTGATACTTTATCTGTTGTTCCATCGATTGCCCCACATTTTATTATTATGTACCCCTTTTTCCTTGGGTCTTTTTCACACCTCACAATTTTTATCTTGTCTACTTGTGAGTCATCCTTGAACCAAGGTAATGAATCTTCTATGATTTTAATTAAGTTACTGATGTCTCGCCTTCTATTATCTGGAGGATATACTTCTATGTCTAACCAGACCCTTTCTGTCTCATACACCATCTTGGTACCTGCAAATATTATGCCACAGGCATTCTTAAATGCTTTTCCTTTACTAGAAACATATAACCCTTTCCCCCTGACCTTGTACAAAGAATTAACTGATACAGGCCACGGTAGTATAGCATCGTAGTATGCCATCTCTATGCTAATTATGGGAGATTTTGTTTATATCGTAATATTTTATGATCAATCTGAAGTCTTTTATGTTTGTCATCCCATGTCCTATATCCTATGGATTCTAATTTTAGATTTTCTAAAGTACCAGTAAGTGTCCAGTAGTTTTTTCCGGGTATTTTCATATTGTAGTTAATGTTTAAGATTTTTGATTTTTACTACCCACCCCTTATACTTGTCTTTAGTCTTATATTCTAGGAGTGTCTCTAATTGGTAATGACGGTCTGGCAACAGGAGAGTAACCAGACCGCCTTGAGTAGAGGACAGAGCGTATCTTTTCAACGGTTGACCTCTACCTACCTAGAACGGTATGTCAGCCCCCGATGCTTCCTTTACAGGAGGGGGAGTTAGGGAAGTGACAGGAGATGTATCAACAGAAAATGCTGAGACCTCACGTACTTCATTGTAACCGTTCTTATTGGGGCCGAAATCTACCTTAACGTACTTACCTTCTAATTCGCTAAGGTTAGCAAGAGTCTTAAGGCCAAGAGCCTTGGCATATCGTGCAACTTTACGTTTGCCAATACCATCCTTCACCTTGCCCGCATCATCGTGCTGGTTGTTCATATAGATGGCCTCAAATATCCATTGCCCATCATACTGAGGGTTACCTGTGATTTCTACAGGCATCAACAGCTTGTTGTGTCCTTTAGAATCCTGACGGACTTCAGGCAGAGGTGCCTTAATCTCACATACATACTCCCCAACAGGTATTTCTATCCGTTTGGTTTCTGCGTCAAGTGTTTCTTGTACATTCTCAATTGAAAATGCTAATTCAGAGTTTTCCATATTTATCCTTGTGTCTGAGTTTTCTGAGTTTTAGTTGAGGAGCCACCCCAAAAGTTAGAGATTAACTTCTGGTACTCATCCCAATCTGCTGGGATTTCGGCTGGTAAATCGAATCGGTTCTTGGCATCGACACCCATAGAACCACTTGTATACAGGAAGCGTTTGCCTGACTGAATTGCCCTGCTATCTTTCCTGTTAAATCCGCTGTCGATCTTCTTGACGATGGTTTCAAAAGCCACAAAAAGAATTACATCTGCCCATTCCATCACATCAGCAGACAGAGATTTATGGAGCTTTAAGATGTATGAATCATACGGCTCCATTGTAGGCTTGTTAATTGTCCTAATCTGTGTATGACAGACCAGAATGGGTTGGATGTCCTGAGTATCTCGTAAGTAGTTGAGACCACTCAGTAATTTAGCCATTTCGCCACGAGAATATGAGTATGCTTTACCATAACCGAGGTCTTCCGGTGCTTTTATAGAGTGATTTACACAGACCTTTGATTGAGCTAAAATTTCTAGCTTGTCAACTGAGTCCATAATAATACGTTTGATTCCAGTTTTTTCAGAGGCTAGTTCACGTAGGGTTTCCATAACCTTATCCCACTTATCAGCATTTTCCTTAACATCTCCTGTGGGAACACAGTCATGTATAAGGTTGATACCTGTCTTGTGAAATACATTCTCACCTCCGTCATCTGCATTGAAAACAAACGCTGGTTCCTTTTTTGTATGAGATGCACATGCAAAAGTTGTCTTACCTGCACCTGTTTCACCCTCTACCACTAACTTTTCCGGCTTTCTCACGACTTGCCTTTTATATTTTTCAAGCATTATTGCCTTTGCTTAATAGTTGATTGATTGATACCTTATCTTCCTTCCACATACGCCACTTGTATTTTTTCCAAAGACCTAGTAACTTGTCTAGGGTTTCCTTAATCTCTGGTTCAAATATCCGCTCCGTACACCTTGGACAGAATAAGTGATTGCTTCTGCTCTTGCAGTTGGACATCCACCATGCGGTGTCCTCATCCAGTTTTCCGCAAAAACAAGGGAGGTTACCGTTGTCTCCCTTTTTATAGCCTAGTTCATTGAACCTTGCCATAATCTGTTTATCTCTCTTGTTTCTCTCCCTCTCTTCTTTTGAGACGAAACGCTGTTTGTTCTTCGTATTCCAAGATTTCTTGAAGTTGCCCGATTGTTGATAAGGCATTGTATATGAGGTACTTTGCTCCGTCATTGTTTTCCTCCTTCAGTTGATCTAATGCTAGGTCAAGATGTTTTTCTATCACATTGAGTCTGTTATATAGTCTTGGGTCTCTCATTGAATCCTCTGAACTAATTCGTTTACACTTACAAAGTTTTCATAGTGACATTTATCATATACGTTACACCACATTGGTGAACAAAGAGCGTGTGATCTATTCAGAGGCCAGTAGTCATTGTCAATCCTACTGTTTAGTTCAGTAAGTAATTTGTACGCCATAAACAAATCTTCTGCTGTTAAGTCTGTCTTAAGAAAGACTGGTGGCTGATCTGGTATGATGAGATGATTTTCAAATGCTGGTATCTCTGTCAGATTCCTCTTCTGCATAATTACTAATGCATAAAGTGCGCCTTGCATGATCCATTCACGTTTGGCTTTCTTAGCAGGTTTAGATTGTCGCTTTATGTCTATAATGAGGGGCAAATTTTGCCTCTCGGCAACAATGTCCATGTAACCTGTAGTTCGTCTTGTATGACCATCGAAGATAATGTTAAAAAAGTGCTGAGTTTCCAAGGGTTTGTAGTTGATCCATCCCATGTAGTCCTCAACTGCCCTTACGTGTGTGTCCAGAGACTGTGCCAACTTAACATACTCAGCGTAGTCCATTGCTTCTTCCATCTGAGAAAGTTTATGTTCCATATCCTTACGTATGTTGGAACCTTGAATGCCTGTCATAATATTCTTAAGACCTGCCTCATACCCTGCATCAACAATGGTTCCTGCTCCTGAGTAAAAGTTATATTTAAACGAATCACCACCTACCTTCTTATACCATAATTGCTTTGAACAAAATGATGTGGAACTTGAGTGGCTTAACTTAATGTCTGGATGTACCATTAGTTTATATGGTTGATAGGTTCACTAAAATTTTCAGATGAGACGGTTCCTTCGATGGCCTCTTGTTCCTCTTGGAGCATATTAAATGATGTCACTTCAAAGAGAATTTGATTACTGGTTAGCCACATAATGATGGCTTCACGCCCAATCCAACGTACAGAGAACTCCCTGAAAACCCTACCCTTATAGACTCTTTTATTTTCAACAGAAATGGAAATCCAGTCTTCTTCTGATGTGAATGATGATGAGTGTATCCAACGTGCATCTGGATGAAAGTTAGCTTGTGCATCTGCTTGCAAGAGCATGTCTCCGACTGTCTCAAGGTCTAATGTTCCTGACGGATATATTCGTATAATCATATCTCCCTTAGATTTTAAGTTAATATTAATAGCAAGGGACTGGTTTTACGTAGCCACGTGGTTTGACTACTGAGGTCAATATTCTACGCTCCCCATGCCCCTCGTAATACCTGTATCCTTAAGTTCCGTCTGGCATATTCACGAATTCCTTATACAGGTTCCGTAGTAGCTGGTCAACTCCTCGTACAGGTACTTAGCTATTTCATTTCAATTTTCTCCGTTATTGACTCCTTTCCGCAGTGAGGGCAGTATGCCCTACCCTCTGGATAGGTACTCATACCAGATAGGTGTACCAATGCAACAGACCACCAATTCTTACACTCACTGCAACTGAAGTGAAATATTGTTTCTAGTGTGTACTTGTGTGTCATTGGTCTTCTCCCCATTTGTTCTTCCACATTTCTGCTAACCTTTTCCTATTTACATCAATGTGATCTTCATCATAGTCTTGCATGGCCTCATCTAACTCTTCCCTTCTAGTATTGTCATCTACTGCTGGACATGCTCCGTTTTTGGCTACCTTGAATGTTGTCTTTAGAGTATAAAGCGTATAGTAAAGTGTTAGTTCCTCACCTTCTTTTATATCTCTTATAGGACGTAGAATGAAGTATGAAAGAGTTGAATCTTCATGGCTTCTTGTTTTTTCACAGTTAGGTGTATTACTATGGTTAATAAAACCACCTAAAGGTGTACGTATGTAATTATTATGAAACCCTACTGCAAACACGTGAATAATGCCTAGTTCTGTGCCGATTGGTATGTTATCGACTGCAAATAGTCCTAGCCCATGTATTGCAGAATCTTTTATTGTTACTGACTCAGGTAGTGGTTTGTACATTGCTTTTTTTTGCTTGCTCTAAATATTTTATTGCCTTTTGTAGTAAGACTGGGTCATCTTTGAATTTACCTAGACTAGTATTGCATCCACTACACAACAACCCCCTAACCTTACCTGTTTTGTGGTTGTGGTCTACTGCCAATGACATTACAACATTCTCTCCATTATGGGTTCCCCTTCTTCTTGTATCGTTCACTCCCTCGCAAATTGCACATACTCCCCCCTGAGACTGTACCATGAGGTTATATTCTTCTAGTGTTATTCCGAATTTATACTTAAGTTGAGTATTCCTGTTTTTAGTTCTATTTTCACGGTACCATTTATTTTTGTATTCCTTAGTATTACATTTATTTTTTTTCTGAGGAGAGGAAATAGTACTACTTAAAATTCTCTTAAGGATTTTTTTTACTGACCATTCCATGTTTTCCCTTTGATTCTTCATGTAATTTGCTCAGGTTTTTAAGATGATTCTTATGAGACCGTTTCTGCCAGACATGCTCTTTGCCTCGTGCTTTGTCTTTTATAAATTGCTTTTGAAGTTCTGCATTACTTAACTGTTCCAGTTGTTTTAACTGTTTTGTCATGTTCCTTCCTCATTGTAGCTTGTATGTAGGGGTCATCTGTCTTTCGCCTGTTCCTGTTATGTATTTCATCTATATCTATTAGTGGATCGTAACCTAGTGGATTCATGCTCATTAAACGTTTCTGCTCACGGATGTGTCTCCATACTATCGTGTTACCGTTTATTTCTTTCACGTGTTACCAGTAAAATTTT